AACAATTTGGGCCAGCGTTAAAAACGTCTACAAACCCGGCATTCCGCAGCAAGTATGCTGACTTGTCCGCGTGCGTAGAAGCTGTCATAGACGCGTTAAACGCCAATGGCATAGCACTTATGCAAGTGTTCCATGAACATGAACGTGGCGTGATTTGCGAAACGCTGTTTATTCACGAAAGCGGTGAACAGTTAAGCGGGGGCAAACTGTTTATGCCAGCAGTTAAGCTAGACGGACATGGCATGGGCAGCGCGTGCACTTATGCGCGTAGACAGTCCTTGTTAGCAGCCACGGGGCTTGCACCAGAAGATGATGATGCCAACGCTGCTAGTAGCAAGCCTGTACCACGCATTAGCCCCACGCAAGGCGCTTTTGATGCGTTGCCAGCAGCACGTCAAAGCATCATCATGGATGTGGTTGCTGCAATCACAGAACGCTTTAATGCTGACGATGAAATTGGCGCTTACGATGAATACACGGGCATAACTGATGCTGATGAAAAAATTGCTTTGTGGTCAAAGCTGCCAAGCAATATCCGCACAATGCTCACCAAAATGAACAACCAACTTAAAGGGAAAAAATGACACACAAAGTAATTACCGCCATCGTTGATACATACATCGACAAAAAAACTGGCGAAAAGAAAAACGTCTACAAAGAATTGGGCACTGTATTTGAAAGCAAGAATGGGCCAATGCTGCGTATGACGTTAATTCCTGTGGGTTGGTCGGGTTACGCATATTTGAATGACCCGTATGACAAAAACAAAGAAAAACCCACCGATGAAACAAACGAATATAGAGATGACAATTCTGATATTCCCTTCTAAATTAAAAAGGATTTACAAATGCAATTAAAACAGTTAATCAATCGGCTTTTCCGCAGCACAGACCCTGTAACCAGCAAGATGGCAGCAGCACAAGCTGAACCCATGCTTGCTAGGCATGAACGCGTTATTTTGGAAGCATTAAAACTGCAACCAAATGGCAAAAGCGGCATTGCTAGGCTATGTGGCTTGGATGAAAATCAAGTGTCGCGCAGGCTCAAAATCATGCAGCAACGCGGGTTGATTGATTTAACTGGCAAAGTGGTTAGAAGTTCAACCAACCGGGCCGAAAGGGAATGGCGTGCTGTTTAAAGTAATTGCCATTTTGCTGTGGTTACCATTGATTGGCTTTATTGCGCGATTGATGTGGGAGTGTTTGGTATGGGGCTGGAACATACTTTAAAACCAATAAACACATGGACAGTGCGCGAAGCTGGCGTGTGTGACGATAGAACGCGGGTTGGTGTAGCTAATGCTTGGTATTGCACGCAATGCAAGCAAATTTACCCAACCCGCACCAAAGCTGATAAACAACCCTGCAAAGGAATTCAAGATGATTAACGGGTCAAGAAAACATCAAATAATTGCTGCAAAAAATGAATGGGAAAACATCAGCACCTACACCGACATGGTGCGTAACGAAACCATAGAAGAAATTGCCAAAGAATTAGAAACAAAATTCTTTTTGCCTTTTGGTAAAGACACTGTGCAATCGTTTACTGTTTACATCAGGGGAATGAAAAAATGAGTGAAACAGAATGGGAATTGTGGCAACGAACCCGGCGCACAGTATTCACCGCAACAAGAAACGCATGGAATCGCAGAACAAGTGCTGACATTGGCATCATGGAATGTGAAATATGTGGTCAAACCACTGAGGTCATGTCAATTGATTCATCGGATGGTGAGTATCACAGTTTTGATTGCTGTCGCCATTGCATGGAAAAACTTTGGGATAAAGCATGACTCAAGATGAAATGCAAAAACTTTGGGAAATCTTGAGTTTGGTTTATGGCAAAAATTTGCAAGCGGCAACCATAACTGTGCTGATTCAAGACGGAGATAGTGCTGTGCGATTTGTCACATCAACTTTTCCACAACAACCAAAGGAGAACACATGACACAAAATTTAAAAGTTAACGACATTGTGCAAGTGTCTCCAGACAAGGAAATATTTGGTGGGTGCATGGTGGTGGTAACAGAACTCAAGAGTTTTGGCATTCAAGGCTATGTGCAATCTGCGGGTGTTGAAGGTCAAGCATACATCAGATTGGCGTTTTGTGATTTTGAGCCTACTGGCGGCAGAGCAATATGGGTGGTGGCACATGACTGACAAAGAAGCAATGAAGCTGGCGCTGGAGGCGCTGGAGTCGTTTCGGGAGATTAGCGATTTCACGCCAGCACAAGCTGTCCACGCCATCACCGCACTCAAAGAACGATTGGCACAGCCAGAGCAAGAGCCTGTGGCGTGGCTGTCAATAGACAGTATTGGCAAACGCTATTTGTGCTTTGACAAGCCTTTAGATAACGACCCTGTGCAACCCCTCTACATTGCCCCACAACCACAAGAGTTTGTGTGCAGTACGGGGCTTTGCCACTTTACCCTCACACAGACCAATGTAGGCATTGCAGAGCGAGGAATGCAGGCATACGAAGAAGCTAAAAAGCGTGGGTGGGTAGGCTTATCTGACGAGCGTTTGATGGAGATGCCAAAGCAAGAGCCTGTCAAGTGGGCCGACTACGAGCCTGACGGAATGCACCACAACAAGTCACCACAGCGCACAGAGCCTATATGCCCCGAATGCAAAGCAGAAGTGCTTTATGAATGCGTGGCTTGCGGCAGCAACAACTACCCACCAAAGGAAACAACATGAAAGCACGACAAGTATTCATCGCCATGATGATGGGTAAAGGGTACACCGAAGAGGATTTGTATTGGGATGGCAAAAAATTTACCAACCAAAACATGACTATTCGTTGGAATTATTTTTTATTGGGTTGGCAAATGCGGGGTGTAATGTGATTGGTTTGTTTTTAGTTTTGTGTTTAGGTGCTGCCATAGCAATATTGGTGGGGTGGATATTTGTGCAAATACTGTTATGGGCTGAGGAATAAAGCGCGTTCGTCTTTGCGCCTATTTGCTAACCCTTTGAGGATTTTTCCGCCAGCCATGCAATATTTAAGCAATTCATCAGCAGCGCCCGTTTTATCGCCGCGCAAAACCTTTTGACGGAAGGTGCTGCGCTGTAATGTGCCCAAACCAACATTAAAAGCAAAACTGACGCAAGCATCAAATTCACTTTGGGTAAGTGCAACGGGTAAAAATTGTTCCACGCCGCGTTCAAAGCGTTGTAAATCTCGCTTAAGTATTGCATCCACTTCTTCCATACTAAAAATGCGGAAATCTTCTATCCGCAGCGCAAACCCATCACGCTGGTCTATAGGCAATTTACCTTGCTCTGGGTACAGCACATGACCCACACCCACTGTCCATAGCTTTGCGGGGCATTTATACGGCTTTTGTCGCACCCCTTCATGGTGTTTAATCATAGCTATGGCTTTGGGGCTGACGTTCATTTGCCGAATGCTCTGCCACCAAAGTGAAACGCAATAATGCTTGCAAACAATGCTTGTGTATCATCATCCCAAAGTTGATTTGACATATCGTCAAAAGCAACATTGGTATTAAAGCCATGCCAAGCCAGCGCAGCATCTAAACCAACCAGCAAAAAGAAAAACCCGTAAGTAATTACCGGGCGCACGCTTGCACGCAAATCTTTCATCCATTGGCTTGTCCCTTCATTTAGCGCGGTGTCATGCGCGTACAAGGCTTGCATCTCAGCCACTTGTGCGCCAATCATTGCTTGCTTTTCTTGCGATTTGGTTTCTACTCCCAATTGTTCGGATTTAATATGTTCCACGCGTTCTTGCGCTTCATAGCCCAATTTACGCATTTCCAATTCACGCTGCACTTGGATTTGCGCCATTTCTAATTCATGTTTTTTATCGTTTCTGTCTTGGAAAAAATCCAGCAGTTTGGGCAAACCGCCCATTAAAAAACTAATTAGAGTTGATAACAGGGTTAACATTTTTTTTCCTTTCGTCTTCCAGTTGTTTGCGTAATTTTTCCACTTTTTCCATTTGCTGTTTTGCTTCACGCTTAACAGTTAATGTGTCCATGTACAGCAATGAAATTAACGGCAGCATCAGCGCAAATACAATTACAAACAATATCAGGGTAAATACGTATCCAGTCGGCCCCGATGGTGTAGGCTTATCAACGTCATCAGAAAAACTAGGTAAGCTGCCACGAAAACCACCAGCACTGTTTCCAGCAGTCTGTCCAAGATTTTGTTTTTTAATCTTTGTCGCTGCCATGCTTTTACCCGTTGCGCGTGTAATTCCCTTGCGTTGTTGGCTGCTTTTTCTTCAAGCAATCGCTGATATTCATCAACGATTTCATGCCACAAATCTGGCATCCCCATTTCCCACCGCACCATGCGTTCAAGGTCGGCATAGAATTGTTTAGTTTGCCGCAAATAAATTACGTTGTCTATCGCTTGGGTTGCCAAATCGTCTTTGATGCCCTTGCGTTGGTTTTCTTGTCTTTGTATTTCGGATTTTTCGTGGCTTGCTTCTAACTCAGCGTGCCCTTTGAAAAACTTAGAAAGTGCGCCGCCCACTTCCCCGGTAATTTTGGTTAAATCGTTGCCAGTTTTTTTTAAATCTTGGTAAACGCTTATGCAGCCTTTAATGCCTTCATAAGCACTTTTGCACAACGCAAACGCGGTAATGGGGTCCACCTCACGGTTTGTCCTGTTTGTTGTCCAGCTTGTTAAAAATTTGTTTCAAAATGTCTTTGATTTCCGCAATATCGTTTCGGTAATCGTCTTTGGCAACATATACATGGGGCATATCTTGCATTTTTTCTTCAAGCCTAGAAATTTTGCTTGTCAAAGAATTGATAACGTATATTGCTAGGAAACCAGCAATGCTAACAACTGCGTTAAATAATTGCTGGTTGTCCATGTTTACTCCGCTGGGGGTTCAGCCGGGGGTTGTTGTTGTTGCACATCTTGCGTGATTGCATCAATCAAACGCCGCACTTCCCCATGGGGGCGCGTGTCCAAGTATTGCAAAACTGCGTTAATCAATGTGGCTGACAAAGTGAATTTGTCCATGTCTTTTCCTTTAAAAAAATACCGCTGTTAGGGCCAGCGGGTTGCCCTTTTCTATTATGCCCAAGGGTTGGGTAGAATGACTGATGGCGGGTTCAAGATCTGCTCAATCTGAGTGTCCAAACCAGCTTCAACAGCGGCCTGATCTACGCCAGATGCCCACACCCAGCCCAAAACTTGGTCTTGGGTCAAATCGGGGTAAGCAGTGAAGTCTTGAGTGCTGGGCGGGCCAAAGTGGGCATACCCATAATTGGAGGCGGTGGTTGGCGTATCCCCGCCAGTGGTTGCACTGCAATTCCATTGACAAGAGATCACCACATCCGTCAGGCCATCGTCAGAGGGCTTGGTGTCCATGTAGGCGATTGCCCAGGTGTAAGTGTTTGCCATTTCAAATTTCCTTTAAAAGTTCGGGTACACGCTTCCATTCATGCTGTCTCAGGGCTATTACTGAGTCATACCAAACAGCATTCTTCCATCTCCAGCAGACATAATCATCTTCTGGCAACAGCACAATACATTTCACGCCCAAAGCGCCAGCCATGTGCGCCGTTCCAGTGTCCACAGTGACAACTGCCTTCATGGATTTCATGTGTTCCGCTGTCTTCTGCCAATCTTTTTTCCAGCCGTTTTCGGGCAACTTAATGAACGGGCCATCATCTTCTGGGTTTAGGCTATATGCGTTCTTGCCCACAAGCTCCATCATGCGCTCTGGAGTTGTGCTTTTAATCCCGTGCAGGTAACGCCTTGATGCACCCCAGTTCACGCCGACAAAAGGCAGTATCTGGCTTGGCTTGGCATCCAGATACCCTTCGCTTCCAATGACCTTGTTTTGGGTTATTGGGAACAGCGCACGAACAGGGGCAGGACAGTGCAGAGCAATGAATGGAAGGCTCATCGACCCAATCCAATAATCACACTCTTGAGACACACCCTCTTTTTCGTTGTTGGTGATGTAATCAATACAAGGGATTTGAGCGTACAAATACGCCAACGGCAGGGTGGACAGCACCACCAGCTTGCTTGCCCCCAAAACCTTCAGGATGGGCAGAAAACGCATGAATTGAATGCAGTCCCCGTAGCCCATTTCCATTTGAACAACGATTGACTTGCCTTGAAGCGGCTCACCCCTCCAAACCGGGGACGGCGTGTACTTCTCAAAAGGCTCATCAAGCGTTGCAATCGCATCTGGATGCCAGCGGTATTCAAACAAACGAAACCCCGTAGCGTAGTCACCTGAATGAAGGTGAGCATACGCTTGGTGATACAGATCAACTGGGGTGTGGTTCATTTTTTAACTGCGCTGATGTTCCAGACTATGGTACTCATGATGATGCTCCTTCCAAAGCGGTGATACGGGCGGTGAGTTGGGTGATGATGGCTTGTTGTTCTTTGATTAAACCATGCAATTCATCAACCCCCGCCGCAATTAAAGGAATAGTCCAGTTGTAATTGACGCCCCACGCTTCTGGGTCTGCTTTTTCAACGGCTTGAGGAAAATTAATATCTAAATCTTGAGCAATAAAAAATGCTACGTTTCTGCTTGGGTCTGCTTTGTAATTACCTGTTACTTTTCTCAAACCAGCAATTTTTGAAAGCGCTCCCGTGATTGGTGAAAGGTTTTCTTTTAATCGCTCATCTGATGATGTTGTAAAAGTTGTAGCGCCAGTTGCGACATAGCCAGCAATAGTTCCCGAGTTGTTTCGTATACAAACGTCATACGAACTTCCTTTACCTTGAAGAACAGCCCCAAGACTAGAATACCCAAAAACAATAGCATCCCCGTTTGTAGGTGTTGACCCGCCCGAACCACTCACCCATTTTGTATAGCCGCCTCCAGTAATCAGCAAGTTACCGCTTGCATCAAGGGTCATTGCTGTCGTGGCGTTGCTTAGTACCCATGCGTGTGAGAGAGCATCGTACTGAGCATTGGCAAAGTAGCTTGCGCCGCCATCAACACTGCGTACAGCTTTGACGGTGGTGCTTGTTCCAGACGATGCTGAACGGGCCGTGTAAGCAGATGTGGCATTTGATAAAGCCTCAATTCGTCCGCCGCCTGTGTTTGTCGTAGCCCCCACCAGCAAGTTACCGCTGGAGTCGATACGGGCGCGTTCTGAGCCATCCGTGCTAAACACCATGTAATTGCCGTTATGGCTGTAATAAATCTGTCCACGATATGCATCTGCGCCCGATGTTCCATCAGCAAAGTGAATGGAACCATCGTTGCTAATGCCAGAAACAATTGTTAAGCCGTTTGAACCAGAAGTCCCAATAACTAGATTGTCGGCAACTCCGTTGTACGAACTTGGCGATGTGTTTGCCACCCCCAAGTTACCGCTGGAGTCGATCAAGACATCGTAACCACCACTGCGTGACAACCAAAGAGGGTCGTTTGCCAATGCACCAGCAATGCCAATGGTTGCAGTAGAAGAACTGCGTTGCAGTAAAAGGTGCTTTGAATTTGCGCCGGATACCGAATCGTTTAGGCGAAGCGTTGAACCACCTACCGTACCCGGCCCAGTTACATCCAGCTTATAAGCAGGCGAACTTGTCCCAATACCCAAGTTGCCTGAAACATCCAAATCCATTTGTCGAGTGCCGCCATTCCACCAAGAATGTGCGTTCCCGCCGCTTGAATATGTCGCTTCATATTTGACGTAAGCAGTTTCTTGCGTAAGACGCAATCGCTTATTTGTCCCAGTGGATGTTTCATAAATCTGAGCGCCAACACCAGCAGAACCTTGAATGTCAAGTTTATATCCGGGCGAACTTGTCCCAATACCCACATTGCCAAGCACAGCAAGCCCGTTGTTGCCAACGCTTGTCAGTGTTGAATAACCTATGCCTACTGCGCCTACACCGCCTGTGGCAGAGGCAATACGCATATATTCGGACGAAGCATCGTAATTTGTCCATGCCAATGTTTCTGCCCGTGATTGCAAAATGCCGCTTGAGTTGGTAAGAATCAAACCTGCTTTTGTTGCGCCACCAGAGTTTGAAAATGCCAAATAACTGTATGCACCTGAAGATGTTAATGAAGCACCCGCAACAGAAGCAGAAACAGTTAAAGCACTCCCATCAAAAGTCAGCGCACTACCCGTAGCCAACGTACTTGAGTTTGAGGCATACAGCACACCATTTGCGGTAAATGAGGTGAGGCCTGTGCCGCCATTTGCTGTGGGCAGTGTGCCGCTAACGTGCGTGGTTAGGCCAATCTTGCCCCAACTTGGCGCAGTTGATACACCACCAGAAATAAGCGCATTGCCCGTTGCAACGTCAGCAAGTTTGGACAATGCCGTTGTGCTTGACGCATAAAGCAAATCACCCACTGCGTAACTAGATTGTCCTGTGCCGCCGTTTGCTGTTGCAAGCGTGCCAGCCAATGTAATTGTGCCGCTGCCCGTAATTGGGCCACCGCTTGTGGTTAGCCCCGTAGTGCCACCAGAAAAGTCAACTGATGTAACAGTACCGCCACCATCTGCAACCCATTCCAAGGCGGTTGCGCCGCTGTTTAAGCCCAAGCGTTTGCTGCCATTACCCGTGTAGCTAGGCAACAAATTTTGAATAGCTGATGCCGCTGTGGTTGCGTTTGTACCGCCCAAATTTATGGGCACTGTGGTTAAGCTAATGGTGTTGCCAGTAATGTCAATTGGGCTTGTACCCGCATAAGCCGTACTGGTTAATGGGCCAACGTCTTGCTGTGTTCCATTGGTGTAATAAATTCGCAAATATTGCAGCGTGCTAATTGTGACCGGAACAATGCTGCTAATGCCGTTACCCGCTACGCCACGATCAATCGTGATGGTCTGCGCTGCAACAGGTGTTAATTGGACAGTGATATTGTTTGCATCTGTGACAGATACAGTAATGTTAGCCATGTTTGTTTCCCCTTAATTAGACAACCACCACACCATCGCTGCGAACCAAAAACATCAAAAATATGATGTTGTCCTCTGCGGGTGTTGGCGTTACTGCCGGGAAACTCATTTTGATGCGCCCCGTAAAACAAACGGGGTTTTCTGCGTTAATGTCTAACTCAGGGTCACTGGTAATCAAACCCCAAGCGGTATCGTCAATTTCAAGCGTAAAACTGCCAGAAGCATCTATGCGGTTTGAAATGGTAAGGTTAACAGGCGTTGGCGTTGGCGTGTAGTTGCTAACATCAAAACTCAAGCCATTGCGCGTATCCACAAGGTTAGACACTGTGCGCCGCACAATTTGCGCCCCAATAGTCACGCCCGTCAAGTTAACAGGCGTTGCACCATTTGTAAGAACAAGATTCCAATACGTTTTTTGGTTGTAAACTAATTCACCAGAAATAACTGGATTGTTAAACCCGCTAACTTGGGTGATGGTATTTTGTGAAAAGAGTGCGATGATTTTACCCTGCCTTCCTGATGAAACCCCAACCCTTTTGTGGCGGGAGAAATTTGCCGTTCACTGTTCTACCTAAACATTTTCTTCTAATTGTGCTTACATATACATTGTGTGCCGCTGCGGCTTTTGTTGAAGAATCAAATATGCCTAAAGGCGTAATGTAAGAACCAATGTAATGCGGCGCTTCCGCACCAAATTTACCGTAATTAGGGTTTTCTGTGCCAACCATTACATTATTTGACGCACCGCCAGCGGATATATTCCAACCAATTCGCCTATGCGGTCTAAGTTTAGCTTCTATTTCGTAACAATAATCAATAGTTGATTTAACTAACAACTTAACAATTACTTTGTCCCAAATAGTTTTTAAGCGATGTTTGTGACTACGCAAGCGTGCATCAATGTTAGATGCTGCGCCAATGTAACCTTGCGTTAGAACGTCTTTGTGTTCTGGCAAGTGAAGCCAATAAACATAAGCCATGATGTTTCCCTGTACTCAGGTGATGACGCTCCCCGCGTACTCGCAGGGCTACGAATCTTGTCTTGTAATAATTTTACGCGACTTGTTAAATGTTTGCCGCATATGAAAAACTCATCACTCCTTGTAACTCTAAATTTTGAAAAGACCCCGGCGCAGGCGTAATAAAATTGCCGCTAGAATTTAAATAAGATATAGCATTAGCTTTAAAAACAATATCATATCCATAAGTTCTTGATGATAGGTATTGTGTATTAGTAAATGATGTGGAACTTGATGCGTTTTTAAGTCCACCAAACAAAGAACAAACTGTTCTCCAATCTCTATTTACTGCTACTAATAATCCAAGGCTATTGTAAACTTGTCCTGTTCCAGTTCCAGCACTTGTTGCGGTAAAATATGTTCCAACTGTATTTGATGTAGCCCCATATAAAGTAAAATTTGTTGTGCCAACAAAACTTATTTGATAATTTTCCCCAACAATCATTTCGGATGCGCCATATACAGGCATTAATCCAAATTGATATTGCAAAAAAAATGATGCAACATTTGGATCATTTATTATAAAATATATATCTCCAGACATTCCATATAATACTTGTACTGGTTTGCTTACATTAAAATTATATAATTTAGCATAATAAGTTTGTATAATTTGAGGTGTTAATTGTGAATTAGACCCAGAACTAAAACCATTTAAATATACATTGGTTCCATTAAACACCATATTAGTTGTTGAATTGCCAAACGCAAAATTACCATTGGCATATAAATGCGCCCCAACACCAGCCATAGTTGTGCCAGATAATGTTGGGCTTGAACCAATCGATAAATCACCCGCTGTAACAGTGCCTAAGTTTGCAGAAATAGCAGACAAAGACCCAACTTTAAGATTGCTTAAATATGGCACATTCCAAACAGTATTGCCTGTGCTTGGGCTATATATGCCATCGCTTTGATACATATATTCGCCAGCAACCAAAGTCATTGGCGTTGCTACCCACGTTTCTGAACCGCCCCAACTGTTAGCTGGGGGGAATGAAGTGCTGCCAGCGGTTGTGATTGTTGCTGGTGTGCTGTTTAATGGGTTTACGGTTGATTTGGCATAGCAAATTCTGGATGACCCGCCTGTTTGCCCAGAAAACCCAGATGCAACAATGCTTGCTGTTGTCCAGTTAATGGTTGATGTTGTTACTGTTGTAGCGTCAACTAATCTAACTGTTGCAGCCCACAAAGTAAATCCTGCGCTAGGTGACGTTGTAATTATTTGCGACCACCCGTCAGGGTCTGCAAATGCACCTGTTGCCCATGTATAACTGCTAGTACCCGTTAAAGGTGCCGGTAATGATGCAGCCCATTGATAAACAGTGGGTGATGCGGTTTGTACCGCGTTTCCACCAGATATAGCAGCAATTGAAACACCAGTTGTCCAATCAACCGATGTAATTCCTGTTCCAGCAGTAGCCACAATTTGTTTTGATGCTGCCCACAAAGAAAGACCCGCTGTGCCGGGGTTTGCTGGCACTGCAACTTCCCAACTATATAAACCGCTGTAGCTGGTATTTGCGCCTGTTGCCCATGTGTATGTGCTTGTTCCCGTGGGGTTTGTTGGCGCACTTGTTGACCATTGATAAAGGTAAACAGTTGCAGCTTGATTTCCTGCTGCGCCGGGTGAACCAGTTGCGCCGGGGTCTACAAAGATAAATTGCAGAATGGCATTTGCGCCTTGGCTAATAACGCCAGTTGATGATTTATAGCGCACAGGCACAGTTAACGTAGCCGGGCTGCTTGTCATTGCGGTGGGTATTGCCCATTGCGCGTATGTGCCGCCATCAGTGGGTGCGCTAAGTGTCAAACCGCCTGTGGTAACAATATCGCCGTTACCCGTGGTGCTGCTGCCGCCAATGCGCCAAGTATTGTTTACAAATGAAACATCAGTGTCTGCTTGTGCGGTTACAAAATCAATAGAACCACCCGCTGCGCTGCCATAAAGCTGCGTTATCAATCCTGTGAATTGAGGCGTTGGGCTTGGGCCGCTTGTTCTTGGCACAAGCATTGTGACGGGCGAAAAGGTTGCCAAAAATGTACCCGCAACCGCTGTAGTGGTTGGGTTTGGCGACCACACTAATGCTGTTGATGCTGCTGATAGCAAAGATGCGCTGATTTCATTTTGTACTTTATACGCAAAATAATACGTGCCCGTGGGCATCTGTATATTGGTAAATGTGAAATTTGTTGATGGCGTATATGCGTTGCTTGTTGAGCTACTTTGCGAACCATAAACTAACCAATCACCCGCGCTTGGCGTTGCCACTGTTGTATAAAACAGCGTAAACATTGTCACGCGCCCGGTGGCAGGAATATAAATGGTTACATCAAAGCTAGGCACTGTTGCCGTAGGCAATTGATTGCTAACAGTTGGCGCAGCTAATACGCTGAAATAACTTGGATTGGCTAAATTACTGTTTGGTGATGGTGCATAAGCTGTAATTGATACATCATCATAAACAGCAGCGTTATATTCAATTAAATCCACAGTTGCAGATAAATCGCCAACGCCTTGCGATTGTTCTGTAACTTTCATTACGCGGAATAACTTATCTGTCCATCCATAATCTGCGTTGGTCACGCTAACAACATCGCCAGCATCTACTTGAATGCCGGGATATGGCGTGCTAAACGTAACAATCAAATCTTCCCGCGCTTGTTCCAATTGCCTGTTTGCAAGGTATTGGGCTTGCACACTGTCATTCACCATATCAAGCGTTATGCTTAATTTATTGACAGGCTCATTGGGATACAGCAACCCACTAGGCGTTTCAAGGTAAACGTAATCTATTTGATCGCGGTTTAATTTATTTGGAAAACTTGCTTGTATTTGGTTAATGCTGCTGGTTAAATCGTAGCTGCTAACGCGAATATCAGACATGATATTGCTATCGTTAAAAGCAAAAGATGTGGCCTCTGCTTTGTTGATAACAATTGCCCATTTGCCCGTGGTGGCGTTGTATTGTGTCCAGCTATCGCAAGCGGACATGATGCGATCAATGTTTTGCAAACAATCCAAACCAGTGTCCAGCACGCCGTTGATTCTGTAACGTGGTTGACTTGCAGAACCGCCCCCACTAGGAATATATGAAATTAACGCATCTGAATAAGCATTTAATGCTGTTACTTGCGTTGTATCAACAATGGTTGTATCCATTGCTGCGCCATAGGTTTCGTTGGTCATGTAGTCATACCAAACGTCACCGGGCTTTGCCACGCCTGTGCCATTTAAATAATGCTGCGCTCTAAATGTCAACGCTTGCATTTGCGTGGTTTGCGCTTCGCGGCTGTAATTCAACTTCACAATTGCAAAAGCCAAACCATTCATTTGCCGCCCCGTAGAGGGCCATCTTTGTGCTGCCGCTATGTCTGCACCGCCCATGTACGTTGATGGTGCTGGTGCGCCGTTTAAACTGGTTATTACCCCTGCCTGTGTGCTGGTGTATAGGGCAATGTACAAATTGCCGTTGATTTTTGTATCTACGTTGCCAGCACCATCGGTCAGGCTAACAACTTTAGTTAAATCTGTGGTGTCAAAGGTAATCAGCCTGTCGCTGTAATAAAATTTTGTTGTGTCAAAAAAGAATTGACCATTTGGGCTGATTGCCGAAACAGTCATAACGTAATACATTGTTTTTTGATTAGTGGTGAGCACAGCATCTGTAAAAATGCCGCCAAGGTAGGCATCGCCATACACCACGGGAATGCTGTTTGAATTGCTAGGTGGGCCTTGCAAACGCACGCCGTTATCAATAGATTGATTAGTGCCTGTTTGTGCATTGGGTTTAAATGCACGCGCTATAACTTGTGTAAGCGCATAAGACACGGCAAACGATGCAACAGCAACGCCAACGCTGCCAAGAGCAGCGCCCATCAAAATTAAATCGCCACCAAAAAATACGGCTGCAACAATGGTTGTTGGCATTTCTTTTATTCCTTGAAAAAGGTTGCTTCCAAGGGTTTATACCCTCGTTTAGTGTAATCAATCAATGGTGAATTTGCCATCACAGTGGTACACGCATAAGCAACGCGCCCACTATTAACCATTGATTGCGCCATCAGATTAAATTCAGCCCACAATCTGCCGCCCAACGTGCCATTGCGGTGTTCATGCTTTACCCACCATGCAAGTTCATGCAAGATTAAAACTTTGGGACACCACAAATTAGGCGTAACCATTGCAAGCAACATTCCCCGGTAATCGTCATCAACCAAAGCAAATCCACGCCCGGAAACAATTTGAAAAATTAACTTAGTTACATGATCGGCATCATGGTTATCTGCTGCACGCAATGCTTGTGGGCTAGATTCCAATGCGTATTGCCGCATCATTTCAACCAATGCGGGAATGTCTTGTTTTGTGGCTTGTCTTATCAAAATAGCACCTTAAAAACCGCCATATGATTGATTAGAATTAACGGATTCTGCTGCTCTTATTGCAGCATTTGCCAATGCTGATTGTGTTTCAGCCAAAGGTGATGCGCCAAAATCAAAAAATGTTGCTGCAATCACTGGCACTCTGTCCATGCTAATGTCATTCGGATAAAAAGTTTTCCAAATGCTTGGATTGGTTCTTACGCCGCCCACGCGGTTTTGCAAAATGGTTCTGAACGATGCACACGTTAAAACGCACGTTGCAACGCGAATTCTTTCTTGCGTATTGAAATCTTCTTTGATTGCAATGTTAGAAACTAACCCTTGATAACGCTTAAAAAATTGTTGTGTTGGCGTTGTAATGATTTGATTGTTGGAATCCAAAAAACCGCGAAACACTTCAATTTTGCTGCCTTTAATGTTTGCGGACAAAACCAAAGCAATGTTTGCGCTATCAATGCCGGTAAGTGAAATGCCCAAATCACCGCTGGTTGCTTTTACTTGACGGTCAATATTGGTAATGCTTAACAAACTGCCCATGCCCGAATACACAGTGCCATCTACAGTAATGGGCGCGGCTGCGTTGCAAAACGTGTAGGTCGCGCTTGGCGTTGTAAGTTTTACAAACTCTGCATAAACAATGCTGTTACTGCTCAATGCAGTCATTGTGGTTGTCATGTAATGTCCTCTCTAAAAACAAACGCGCTGTCCCATTGCACAAACGCGCCATTGGTCATTGGGTTAAGCGTATATGTTGGGCAGCTTTCAGCAAGCAAATAAAACGTGCAATTTGCCCCCACAGCAGTCAATGTGCCCGTGCTAGGCGTGCCAATAACGGGTCTGTGTAAGGTTACGCTCACTGTGCTGCCAGAACCGCGCAAAACTTGTGTGGTGACTTTGTACGGATAAATTCCCAACTGCAAAAAATCACCCGGTTCAAAAATTATTGTGGATGATGTTACTGCTGGCAAATTGCCCACAGTAATAATTGTGCTGTTAGCTGGTGGCACGCTTGCCAATGTAAGCGCGTTAACTTGCGGAGTGGTCAAATCGCCTTGATATGCCGTAAACCATGACAAATTGGCGTTATTGAAAGTTATTGTTTCTGGTATTTGCCTGTCTTTATTGTCAATCGCTTGAATAATGTCACGCGCTTGCGGGTAGTATAAATAATTGTGTGGCATCACTGTAAACACCCAAGGCACAGCAGTTAGATATTGCGCCACACGCACTTGACCGCCACGGCTAACTTGTTGCCCAACCATGCGCCGATTGTTCACCGACATATTTTGCTGGATGTTAAATATCGTTTGAAAAGACATTACGCCCTCCCTAAATTACCGGAAATGGCTTTTTCGCCATACCTATTTGCGGCCCAAATTGCATTAGCAGAACCATAAATCCTATCTTCAAAGGATTTTGTATCAATGGCTTGTATGTAATTGTTGGTGACGTTAGTAACGCTGCCTAACCCATCTAGCTGGTTATTGGGAATGATTGTTCCTGCGGTGCGTGGCACAAACAATTCTGGCCCACGCTCACCAACAATGCTTGCTTTGCCTACTGGCGGGTTTCCACCATCAGCAAAAAATGCAGCATCAACCATAGAAATAGGGCCAGAAACGTCACCGCCACTGCCACCGAACAAACTACCAATCAAACCGCCTAAACCGCCACCACCGCCACCAAACAATGATTTTGTAAACGACATTGCTTGTGCACGCAATTGGATATAAATTAAATCTTGAACAATGCTTTGCGCCAAATCATTAAAACTTAATTTGCCAGTTCTAACAAAATTGCGTAATGCGTTGTCCATGTTGCTAACAACTGCTTCAAATGCGCGTTGCCCATCTTCCATTGCTGTGGGCATATCGCGGATAAATTCTTTCATGCTTTTGGCAAAGCCTTCGCCATACGTGCCTTCACGCATACTCTTTGTCGCAGCGTTGCGCCGTTCAGCTAAACGAATTGCTTTTTCTGCCTGTTGATTTTCGCGCTCAATCATCACCGCTTTTGTTTCGGCATCAATTTTGTCGCTTTCTTGTATTTGTTTAACTACGTCAGCACGCTTGTATTCAATTTGCAAAAGTTGTTGTGCTAAATCGTAATCTTCTTTCCGCATACTTGTCGCTTTTAAAGACAAGTTAAACAATTCCTGTTCGCGTTCAAGTTGTGTATCAGTTGCGCGGATGCGTTCTAAAAATGTTTTGTATTCTTTATTTGTTTCATTTTCTATTTCAGCAGCCAAACGCGCCAATTCTTGCTCTTGCGCCACTTGTGCTGCAAATGCTTTTGCTTGTTCAGCCCAATACTTTTTTAATTCTGGGTCTTCGCCCGGCTTAACTTTGCGTTTTACGCCCGGTGCTGCTTTAGGCGCATCCCAACTATCACCGCCAAAATCGGTGAATGGTGCGCCCATTACTTTTTGTTGGAAAAATTCTAAACGCGCTTTTTCACGTTCGCGCATTTGGTCATAAACTTCATTAGCTTTTGTTGCCGCTGTAATTCCTTGTGTTATTAAAAGTTTTGCGTTTTCAATTGTGTGTGCAATTTCATCAGAAATACCTTTAAATACAAAAGCTACATCAGAACCAAGTACTGCAACAGTTTGAAATACTGTTTTAATCACATCGCCAAATAAATTGCTTTCACCGCGTATTTCTTTAATGTATTCCAATGTTGTTTTCAATGTTGGGCCAATTGCTGTGGCAAAAACTAAAGCGGTATCACGCCCCGCTTGTTGCAGCATATCCCACGCATCGGCAGCGTCTTGCACTGCTTTGGCTTGTTCTTGGGTTACACCTTTGCCTTCTTTAAACGCCGCATTTAGGCCAACAAAATCCACGCCTTTGGCTGCTTTGCCAAATATCTCCATCGCCTTGGCATTGCGTGTTAGCGGGTCTTCAATGGCAGCAATGCCAGCAACTGCTTTTTGAAACAAATCGTCCGTAGACATTTTGCTCAAATCGCCCAAAGTAATGCCAGCTTGTTGGAATGCCTTTTGTGCAGTGAATGAGCCTTCAGCTGCGGTGTCTACAAATTTGGTAAACCCGGCTAACAATTTGCCAGCATCTTCGGCGTGCCCACCAGCTTGACCCAATGCGTTAGACAAACGCAAAACGCTATCAATGGCAACGTCATTGGCTTTGGCTACGTCAGCAATGCCATCAGCGTATTCCAACGCTTTATATGTTGCGGCTGCTAACGCTACAGCACCAACTTTTCCATAAATTTCAACTTGCTTGCTAAATTGTTCAAGTTTCTTTTGTGCGTTTTCAATGCCTTTGGTGAATTCGGCACTATCCAAGCCAAGTAAAACGCCAAGTCTACCAATCATGTTAGCCATGCTTCACCTCAAATCTGTCTTTGCTGAAACCCGGCGCTTGCACCATAAACGCTAACAAATTATCGCTTACGGCTTGTTTTTGATATTCTTCTGGCAATGGCGGGAATAGGTAATCATACGCAAGCCCCATAATGTTGGCTAGTTTATAAGGCGGTGCATTTGCAGGGCGAATATAATTAAACACGCCATTTGTTAACGTGCTTAATACGTTCAACAAACCATGATTGCCAATGATGCCATCAGCGTACATAGTCTGTATTTGGCGCATCGTTATATCGTCTAACCCGGCAATTGATTCATGTGTATGCCCGTTGAAGATCATGGCGCATTCCACTTGCGTCTTCAACGAGCTTATTAGTTTCCCCGCGTTTCCTTATACGATGGGCTAATTGCTTCGCCAATTTTTTCAATCAATGCCATTTGCACTGAAAATGGGAATTCGGCTTCAATGTCTGCGTAAGTAATATCATCCAGCGTTGCGTTGGAATCTTCTGGAATTAACAATTTAATAAATTCAGTAATTCGCATCTGCGTGGTGATTTTGTTTTTGGCAGCTTCACGCAAAGACCGCCCATCCACCACAATGTCATTGTCCAAAAAAGTTACATTGCCATCGGGCGTGTCTTTAAACGCTAACAATGGGGCTGCAATTTCTTGATACGCGGCCTCTATAGCCTGTTCATCTGGGTTTTGAATGCGCTGGTAAATTTCCTGTGTTTCAACAACCAAAGGAATTTTTACTTTAAAAATGTGCCCGCCTAATTCAAAAGTACGGGTCAACAATTGTCTGCGCTGTGCTTGGTATTTTTCACCAAATGCTGATGCTAGTTTTGTCATTTCTGTTTTGCCTTAAATTGTTCTATCCTGCGTGCCAATATGCCACTCAATAAATTGACTGTGCTTTGCGCCATGCTTTCCAATGCTGGTCGCAAATAAGGGTGCGCTTGATTGCGTGCGGAACCGAATTCCTGTGCAATGGCGCGCGCATCTGATTCAATGCCCATCTTAGCTAATTTCTTGCCTGATGCGGTTGTTACCGCTGCAATCACAGTGTCTGTTTCGGTAACGTATTTAGAACGTCTGTCGCGTCTTGTTGGTCGGCGTGCTTCAATGATTAAGCTGCGTTCCAGTGCGCCAGTGTCTTTAGGTGAATTTGCCTTTGCCATTGCAAGCACAGGCTTCATGGCTTCGCGCACCGCTGGCACTAAGATTTTGCTTTGTGCCTGTTTATCGCCTATTTCTTTTTGCAGTTCATAAAGCACATCTGCAATTGGGCCAATGCCTTCCAACTTAATGGTAACACGGCCCATGTTTATGCTCCCGGTTTAATCAACCGCGTAAATAGCACGTTGTTTAGCTTTACAACGTAATCAACAACTTCGTCAGGTGTCATTTTGTCGGCATGATTTACGGCAATTTGGTGCGCTAGGCTAATGCCTGTAATCTTTTGCTGCAAAAAGCCAAACCATTGCTTATTGCCGCTTTCGCTTTGCGCTACCAAATATGCCAGCAAATCATTAGTGTTTTGTATTGTCGTTTCCATGTTTTATTCTGTATATTTTGCAAGATATGTGAGTGCTACATATTCTTGCGTGTCAGGGTCAGCAGCATCCAAAGCGTCTGCTACTTCTTCTGCGTCCAACCCCCAACCCCTAGCCATTACGTCTAGAGATTGGTAGGTGCTGGTCAATGCTGCTACAGCAGCTTGCAATTGGTCACTCATGTTCAAGTGCTTGCTGACCAGCCGTATTGATTGCCACGCGGGTGAATGCTAAAAATTACTTTAGCTTCTGCGCCGGGTGCGCTGTCAATTTGCCATTGGCTAACGCGTCCGTTAAAAGCGTAATTAACAATGCCAGTGCCATCGGTTGCGCTGATAACAAAAGTGCGGTCAATCGTGCCGTTATAAGCATCGCCACGCAACAACAGCAAAACGGTATCGCTAGGATTCCAAGCCGCAGTAATGGTCATGCTGGTGGGTGCGCTTTGCACAGGGATTTTGTCCGATTGACGCGAACCAGCAACGCCGAACGATGCCACAGCATCATCTTGACCAAATGCGGGAATAGCTTCAACAGGAACCAAATTGCCGCTAATAGCAATTGCGCTAACGCTTGCATAAGTGGACAAGTTAGCAACAGTCAACGGGGTTGGCGTTGCACTGGGTTGTGCATACAGTGTTGCGCTAAAACCGGGTAGGATTTTAGTTGGGAGTGCCATGGTTTAGTCCTTCAAAAAAAGTTAATGGATTTTGTCTTATCAGGTTGGTACTTGCAAAGTGCAATCCAAAAAGATTTCTGCTAACTTGTCTTCGTTGTTATAACTGTTGTACAGCCACATTACATCGGCTTTGCTTATGTTAAAGCCGTATGTAGCACCGCCAAACAACCCGCTATAACCATGCAGCGATTGTAGTATCTGGTTAGCAATTGTGAAACCATCTTCAATCACTTGCGTAAAAATACTAATTTGGAAAACAGGCGTATCAATGCCTTTGACTGATTGATACACACCCGTATATACAGGCTGATGCACGTTACGCACCATCCACGTAATGAATTTAGGCTGCGTTGCAAAGTTGCGGTTAAACGCCGCGTAGACAGGCACAGGCGCGACAATCCCGGTCAATTGCGCTTGTATGGCTTGCCCATACTGTACCGGGTTCATTTGCATTACATTGCCACCACAGGGTCGTTTCTAACGCACAAAATGTTCACTGTCATGCGGTCATCAGCTTCGCGCACATTGTCAATACGCCAATCAAAATTGCGCCAGTTAATGGAATACAAATTTTGGTTATCAATCATTTCTTTGGTGTTGGGCGTGTAGTTCAATGTAAAGCTAACAATGTCTGAATAAACCCGATATTTATCAGATATTTTTACATGATTAGCCACAGAATGCACACGCGCACGCGTATCAAACCATTTGGTTTTGCCTGTGGTTTGCTCACCAAACGCACTTGCCCCAAAAACTAGCGTATTAACAGTTATATTTTCAAACCGCGCAATTGCCATGTCACATCACCAGCGGTTTATATGCGCGCAACAACGTAGAAACGCCAAATGGAATTTCCTTCAATTGTCCATCCACTGTATTGCTGCGCTGGTTGTACAAATGCGTTAGCAACAGCAATGCCGCTTGCTTAATTACCGGGTAAGTGCTTAACGGGTTTGCCGCTGTGGTGTATTCGCAAAAAACAGGGCTGGTCATGCTGCTGTTTAAATCGCTTGGCAGCGTTTGCAAAACCACTTTGTTACCAGAACCATCGTAATAATACGTGGTGGGGTCAACTGTAGTTAGCACAGGCGTGCCATCAGTCCAATACTTAACAGCGTTGATTGTTACGCCGGGGTTTGCCGGGTTAATGTTTTGGCTAACCTCTGGCAAATCCAACGTCAATGGCGTTCCATACAGGCTTGCAGCGTTATACCAAACGCGATATTGCGTTGCAAAAATGGACAAGCCCAAATAATCTTCAATGGCTTGCCGCGTTGCCAGTTCCAAACCCGTTAAATAACTGTCTTGGCTTTCATCATCAAACAGGTTTAACTGTTGCGTGATTTCTTCCAGCGTCAGCCATGCGGTTGCAACATCGCGGTTGATTTGCTCTACTTTTTCATAGTTAAATGGGTTGC